TCTCCTGGATGCAGCGAAGGCAAGCCGGCGATCGAGATCAAACCAGAACCAGCAAAAAAGTATAGGGCATACGGCGGAAGTGGTGCTCAGTATGAGCACGAGAACGAACAGTTTCTCAATGACTGGATTCGTATAAACGATCCTGGTTACAGCACATATTATGCACCATGCCCAAGCGGAACTTGTCCGAATGTGAGGACGTATGTTCGCTGAAATCTATACGGCAAAAAAGGCACCGCTGGAATCGTTCGCCTTCAGCATCAATTCGATGGTTTCTCCAATTATCGAGAAATCGAAGGACGAAATCATCGCATCGGCTCCCTGGATCGTCAGAGGTCCGCTAAAGCTATCGTGGGGATGGATCGTTTCCTCTCTTCTTCCCATCCTCATTAAGGTTTCCATCGAAGCATTCATGGGACGATACGGAGAACTGGTCGCGACACTCATCAACGCTATTCTTCCCAATATTAAATCAACACTTTCGGACGAGATTATATCGACAATCGAAAGAGTTCTCGTTCTAGCTGAGACGGCCAACAAGAAATAAGGAAAACGAAATGACGTTCATCGAAACGATCAAAGAAGCGTTGAAAGATCCGCTCGGTTTCCTGCCGAGTAAGGATGCAATCGCAAAGCAACTAAACTCGGTTGAGCTTACGAAGCTCATTCTTCCTGTCATTGCCCTCATCGGAAGCGGATTGACGGTTGACCACGTTGCCGAGTTCCTGACTCAAAATCAAACGAGCTTCGGAATCTACGGAGGAACGGTGGCGGCGATTGCTGCCCTCATTGTTCAGTTCAATCGACTACGTAATCAAGGTGAAGTGAAGTAAAAATGTCTAGCGTTGCAAACATACAGGATTCCGCCAGCACAATTGGACCGGCAGCGAGCTTTGTCGGAACACTGTACGCGGTTGCCACCGATACATGGTGGTATGCCGCTGCAACGATGGTCGCGACTGTTGCCGGTGTTGCCCTTAATGTCTTCAAGCTCTGGAGAGAAGCCAACAATGTTGAGCTTAATCTAAAGCTGGCTGCCGCCCAGAAAGAAATATCTGACATTAAGGATATCGTATCGTCAATTAATAAATCGAATCAAGAGACGATAGAGTCATTATCTAAGTCACATGAAGACTCGATTTCGGTCGTCATGACATCACACCAAGATGACATCACAAAGATAAGAGACTCAATTTGCGAGATCAAAGAAAAGCTCAATAATGAAAACACCGAAGTACAAAGACAGAATTAAAGAACTGAGGCGTGTAAAGGCATCCAGTATTCTTCCAAATCCGAAGAACTGGAGAAGCCACCCGGTTTCGCAGCGAGATGCCCTCTCGGGGGTTCTGGAATCCGTAGGTATTGCCGATGTCGTTCTGGCTACTGAGCTTCCTGATGGTCGTCTCATGCTGGTCGATGGACATCTACGGCAAGACATCCTAGGAAACGAAGAAGTCCCCGTGGCTGTCCTCGACTTGACTCCCGAGGAGGCCGATCTCGTTCTGCTTACGCACGACTCCCTGGCGGGAATGGCTGAAGTTGATGATGAAAAACTACAGTCCCTTATCGACGAAATGAGCATTACCGACGAAAGGTTCGATGCTCTTCTGGCTAGTTTTGATGTTCCTGAAGAGGAAGAGCCCGTCAAGAGAAGCCATCACTCCGAATCGACTGAATCTTTTGATGAGCCTGATGCTAAGTTTAAGGATGCTGGTGAGATTCACACCTACACCCTTGTTTTTGACGACTCGAAACAAAAAGAATCTTGGTTCAATTTTGTTAGATGGCTCAATACAAACGTCGATGGAGAAACGATAGGAGAGAGATTGGCACAATACATTGGAGATAACGGATTATGTATTCAGTAATTCTAGCCATTGTCGTCTTCTTCTGTTGGACAACCTTCGTTGTTCCTTCAGTTAGGGGGATCAATGGTCGAAGCGTCTGACGAACGAAAAAGACTTGTCGAAAAAATCATCGGAAATGCAATCGATGAGGTCGAGAAGCACAAGAGCGAAAACATTATTGTTGATGTTCTTGACGATAATGATTCAATCTCAATTATACTGATATTTCCCGAATGCGAAGTAAAAAATATCTCGAAATAGATGTGCTACAGGCAGCGAAACAGAGAATGTCGGAGATACACGACAGGTTCGATACTGTTGCTGTTTGCTTCTCGGGAGGGAAAGATAGTCTATCGGTTCTGCATCTTGCAAAAGAAGAGGCGGAAAAGAGGGGCAAGAGGGTTGAAGTCATATTTCGAGACGAAGAACTGATTCCCGATTCGATCGTCGATTTTCTCTGTCGTTATCGCAATCTTCCTTGGCTCAATTTCCACTGGTTCAGTATCCCGCTCAAGAGCACGAAATACATACTAGGACAGACATACGAATATGTCCAGTGGGACAAAAACAGAAAACACGTCAGGCCGATGCCCGAGTGGTCAATCAAGCTCGATCCGAACGATGATCGCGTGTTTGACCAATACACGACCGACACATTCATCGCAGAACGCTTCAGGGGCTCCGTGGCGCTCGTTACGGGCATCAGGGCGGACGAAAGCCTTATGCGTCTCAGAAGTGTCTTAAATCGCCTCTCAGAGCCATTCATCGCGAACACTAAATCGGCTCGTGTCAAGATCTGCAAGCCGATCTATGATTGGTCTGAAAACGATGTCTTCAAGTTTCTCGGTGAGGGTGGAATCGAGTGGTGCGACCACTACAATAAACAGTTCTATGCCGACGTTGCACTGAGAGTTTCGACACCGCTGCACTCGGAACAAGCAAAACGGCTGAGAGATTTGAGATCAATCGATCCGGAGTTTTATGACCGCGTCCTTCAAGTTTTTCCTGAAGTTGCCTGCCAAGATCGCTACTACCGAGAACTCGACAGAGAGTCGATCCGTGAACGATACGGCAAAAGCCTGGAAGGCGTTCTGAGCTACATTGAAGAAAAATACCAAGACGAAGGGCAGAAAGAAACGGCCATTAAGAGATGGCATGAATGTTGCAATCTTCATGCTGTTAATCCACTCGCCTATCCTGTGCTACATATTCTACGATATTTTGTCGGCGGTTCACTAAAGAGACTGCCGTTGCCGATGTCCAAAAGAGAAAGACCAGAATGATTGAAGTAGATAAAATTGTCGATTACCTCAATAACATCCTAAGAATCGATCCGAGTGTCGTGGACGAGCTTTTCCTTAACCGTGTTCCGTGTTCCGAAGAGCTACACAATAACAGCACGGCACAGATCCGAAAGCACAATAACGAAACCTACAGTATTGGAGTTCTCGGAATCATCAATGGACTGATCGGAATCGGAGAAGAGAAACAGTACGGTCCAATCGCGATGGTTATTGATGAGGATGATGAAGTTTTGGAATTTGTGAATCTGAGAGCAAATATCGAAGAGGTTAAGTAATGTTGCGAGGCGGGCACGTTGATTTTATCGACTTCATGAATAGTCTTCTTGAGATCGACAGGGAATTCGTCACGAACCTGACGCTGACGAGATTTAGATGTAACGACGACATTCTCGACCACCCAACGGTTCAGGCTGCCGGATACGAGGAAACGGGCGACTACAACAGGGCCGGCTTTCTTGGTGTCATGAATGGATATTATGGATCTCTGATCGACGGAAGAGGTCCAATTACGGTCCTTGTGGAAAACGGAAAGATTATTCGCTTTCAAGAAACCGAGAAAAATACGGTAATCAAGCAGACGAGAGTGTAAATGTGAAGCACCCGATTGAAAACGTAACGTGGATCGACGCGATGAAACTCAAGGGCAATGGATGGAATCCCAATGCCGTCTTGATGCCCGAACTGAAGATTCTAGAGAAGTCGATTCTTGACCTCGGTTGGGTTCAGCCGATTCTCGTCAATCCGTCTCTCATCATTATCGATGGATTTCATCGTTGGAGGCTCGCGATCGACAGCAATCCGATCAATAGACGAGACGGTGGCCTCGTTCCTTGCTGTATCCTCGACGTTCCCGACCACAAGGCCATGATCATGACGATCAGGATGAATCGAGCCAAGGGAACACACGTTGCCGTAAGGATGTCTTCGGTAATCAAGAAGTTGATAAACGAATACAAACTCGATCCTGTCCAAGTCGCTGAAGAGATCGGTGCCGACAAGTCGGAAATAGACATACTTTTGCAAGACGGAATATTTAGAGCAAGGAACCTGGGTAATTATCGATATGGCAGAGCATGGATACCAACTGATGATGGCGGAAGAAGCTAAACCCTGGGAAAGACAAGACGGCGAGTCCGCAAAGGCGTTTGAAGCCTTCCGAACATATCGCGACCTTGGTCCAGGCAGATCGATCGCAAAAGCCTGTTCGGTTCTCAGGGGTCCGGGTTTCAGCCGTGATATGTTCAAGACCTGGTCAGCCAGATGGAAGTGGGTCAATAGAGCCGCACAGTGGGATTCCTATCTCGACGAACAGCGCCGAAAGGAAACCGAAAACGAAATCACGAAGATGAACAAGCGGCACGCTGAAGCAGCAAAGATGTTTCAGTCGAAAGCAATCGAGAGATTGAGAAACATCAATCTGGAAGAAATCGACGCATCACAGGCTATCAGATTCCTCGCTGAAGGCGTCAAGATCGAACGTCTCGCGATGGGAATCTCCGATAAGGTTGAGCATGAGATTACGGGTGCCGGCGGTGGTCCGATTGCCGTTGTCGATCAGACGCCCGAAAGAGTTGCCGAGATTCTTGCGATTCTCAACAGTGCCGGCGTGATACCGGACATTGTCGATGTGGAAGTTGTAGAAAGAAAACAGATAGAAGATTAATGAGCAAATATTTTCCGTTTGATCCTACCGAAGAACAAAGTCTCTTTATCAAAACCGACTGTGTCGAGTCGCTCTACACAGGAGAACAGGGATACGGCAAAACGACCGCGATCCTGATGTCTCTCCTGAACGATGTGTCTAGCCATGATCGGTGGGAATGTGTTTACTTTGGAAGCAGTAGAGAAAAGACAGAGAAGGCTATGAAGACAGTGTCCGAATGGACATCGGGACACGATAACCTCGTGTGCGACGGAAGGCGAATCTACTTCCCCAACGGTTCCAGATTTATCTTCTTGACTGTCGATCCCGGAACGATACCTGAAGGCATCTGCGGCTTGGAAATCCAATCAGCCGGAATCGACGACATTCATCTACACGAAGATTATTCTTACCTTTACCTATTTTCAAGGATAAGGCGTAAAGATCCAGGCATACAAAACAATCCGAAGCTCAGATCAGCCTGCCCAGCCGACTCCATACCGAAATGGCTCAGGAAGAGAGTTGATGAGCCGTGCAAGCATGGATTTATGATGGTTGAGGCGAAATAGAGAATAGATGATGGATAAAGCGGAAAAGTGGAAGAAACAGGTTGAAAAATCACCAAATCTGGTAGATCTAACAACGCCGAAAATGACGAAATATATACCACACGTACCTACGCCTAAACAAGCAGCTTTTATGCTTTTACCGCATCAAGAAGCTCTATACGGAGGAAGCGCAGGCGGCGGCAAAGCGGCGATATTAAGCACGTTAATCCCAACACCATGCGGATTTAAGCGTATGGGAGAAATGAAGGTTGGAGATGTGGTTTTCGACGAAAACGGAAATCAGTGCAATGTAGTAGGCGTGTCGGAAATATTTTACGATCACGACTGTTATGAAATGACATTTGATACTGGCGAAAAAATCATTGTTGATGCTGGCCACCTTTGGCCAACAGCAACCGATAAAGAAAGAACCCAATACCAAAGGTCAAGCGAAGAGGCTAGGGCGAAAAGAAGGGCAAACAGGCCGTCGAGAGGAACAGGAAAGAGACCGGACATTGCAGCAAGAAACGCTGCGGCTGCTTCGCTTAAAAAGGAGCGTAAGGAGTACACGATTAAAACAACCGAGGAAATAGCCAACACGGTAAAAGTGTTTCATGGAAAAACAGAAAGAACAAACCATTCTATCAAGATAGCCAAGCCAATTCAAACAGCAGAGGTCGAACTTCCAATTGATCCATACACCCTTGGTGCTTGGCTGGGAGATGGACATAAAGGATCTGGACAGTTTACAAACCACCCAAATGACATTCATATTGTCGAAAGAATAAAACAATCCGGGTTTGCGGTAAATAAGCACGCTAGAGAGATATCCTGGGGAATACAAGGAATGCTTGGCAAGATTAGGGATATTGGCATTTATATGGACAAACGAATCCCAGAAATCTACTTTAGAGCCTCCGAGAAACAAAGATGGGAATTGCTTTATGGCCTGATGGACACCGACGGATGCTGTGACGAAGACGGTGGTGCAGAGATCTCCCTATCTAAGCCTGATTTGGCTCAAGATGTTGTTGATCTCGCAAGAAGCCTCGGACTGAAGGTTTTCTACAGCATTGGTAAGTCTTATCTCAATGGAGAAAACAAGCAAGACCGGACAAGGATCAAGATCACGACAAACGTCCCGCTCTTCACTCTTCCCCGTAAGCTTGAAAGACAAAATCTCGAAAACCGAAAGACACAAGACAACCACTACATCGTATCGTGCGTCAAGGTCGAAACCCAGCCGACTCGCTGCATTCAGGTCGATAGTCCATCGAGGCTTTACCTCTGTACGAAGAGCATGATTCCGACTCACAATTCCGATTGTATCTTGATGTGTGCTCTTCAGTATGTAGACGTTCCTGATTACAATGCCCTCATTATCAGAAGAACATACGCGGACCTCGAAAAACCCGATGCCATTATGGACAGAGCAAAGAAGTGGATGGCTCCGTGGGCACACGAAGTAAAGTGGTCGGAAAAGAAACGTAAATTTACTTTTCCTTCCGGTGCTACGATTTCCTTCGGTTATCTATCCGGAAAAGGCGACCTCGATCAGTACCAGGGAGCACAATACCAATTTGTCGGATTCGACGAACTTACGCAATTCGAGGAAGATTGTTATCTTTATCTCTTTTCTCGTATTCGTCGTACTGAAGGTACTGCTTCTCCAGGAAGAATGAGAGCAGCCAGCAACCCAGGCGGCATCGGTGCCAAGTGGGTCAAGCAGCGATTCCTCGAATCAAAAGACAAAGACAGGTGCTTCATCCAGGCCGGCGTTAAGGACAACCCGCATCTTGTGTACGAAGAGTACGTCAAGATGCTGAGTGTTCTGGACGAAACGACACGAAGACAACTACTCGACGGCGACTGGGAAGTCCAGAAAACGGGCCTCGTCTATCCGACTCTTTCATCTCGTTTTCCCAAGGGTGCGATCTGTAATAAATTTGATCGATTCAAAGGAAAAACATACGGAGGAATCGACTGGGGATATTCAGGGCCTTCCTGCTTCCTCTGTGGGACGCTGGATGACCAAAACGTGCTGTGGGTCTGGTACGAGCGATACATGCGAGGAAAGACCATCCAGGAACACATGGACGAGATTCCCAACGACGGTGAGATTGTCTGGTTTGCCGACCCTGCACAGCCTGAACTGATTCAGCAAATGCGAAACCGAGACTTCATCGTCCGAAAAGCACCGAACAGCAAACAGGCCGGCATCAACACGGTTCAACAACTCATCAAGACGGGTCGACTCAGGATATCGGAAAACTGTACCCACATCATCGAGGAAGCGGACCTGTATCGTTATCGAGACGATCGTGATATTAAGGAAGATGTCGTTTCGGACCCCAACAAGGTTTCGGAAGAGCCGTACAAGCAGTACGACCACTCGATGGATGCACTTCGGTATATGTGTGCAGGTATTGCAAAGTATACGGGAAATGAAATCCTGACGCCGATCGAAGTTGCCGAGAAGGCAGCCGTGTCGGCCGCGGAAGCAGCCGAAAGGTTGTCGAGTGAAAAGAATAGGGCGGCATTCAAAATATCGAAGGCCGAAACCGATCCCGTAATCGACGAAGAGGAACTGAGAAACTGGAGAAGGATAGACAACGAAGCATTCTGGTAATCAACCAACGGTGAAACTTTGTCATTCATAGACATCATTAAAAGAAAAGCTGTTGGCGGATTCGGAGGCGGAATCGCCACAAGCGGATTCGTCGATGCTTATAAGTCCAGACGTGCTCCAACGAAATACGATCTGGTACAGAGCTACAAAAACACCGCCTACGCATGTGCCATGATCAACGCACGAGCACTGGCTTCTCTTCCTCTTCGCATTTATGCCTATACCAAACCGAGACAAGACAAGCCTCGGTTCTGGGAACAGAAAGAGATCGACTGGGCAACGGGTGAATGGCTAAAGAGTCAACCTGGAATACAACAGAAAATCATGGGAGCTAAGAGTGTGGTCGAACTTTTCGACCATCCTCTTCAGTCTCTTCTGAATCGTGTTAATGATTTCATGACTCGTTTCGATCTCTTCGAGTACACGACTGCAAGTCAAGATATCTGCGGTGATTGTTTCTGGTATCCGGCGAGAGAAGGCGATGACGGTAAGCCTGTCGAGATCTATGTTCTCGAATCACACAGAGTTACCATTATACCCGATCGTTCTTCAACCGGAATTATCGATCATTACGAATACGCCAATGGTCTCGGAAAGAGCTACTTCTCTAAAGACGAAATTATTCACTTTAAGGCTTGTTCTCTTGCTGATCCCTATATCTTCGGCCTTTCTTCCCTCCGTGCTTCTTACGAACAAAATACCGTCAGCGACAAACTGATCGCGTATGAAGAAGCCGTGCTGGACAATCGTGCTCGTCCCGACATGCTCATCAGCCCCAAGGACGCAATCGGGGCAACGGAAGCAGCCAGGCTTGAACGGAAGTTCCAAAACAAATTCAGGGGCGGCGGCAGCGGCGGCGTCATCGTGGGCGAATCGGGTCTTGACTACAAGGCTCTCGTGTTTCCTCCGTCCGACCTCGCTGCTCTCCAAATCCGAAAGGTGTCGAAAGAGGAAATCGCCAACGCATTCGGCGTTCCGATCGCGATGCTGAGAACGGAAGATGTCAATCGGGCGAACGCCGAAGCTGCCGAGTATAGGCATGCCAAGGGTGCCGTTCTCCCGAGAGCCATCAAGGTCCAGGAGATGATCAACAAAAGACTATGTCCGATGTTTGATGATCGGATCTTTGTCGCATTCGATAATCCCGTAAGGGAAGATGAAAACATCGCGATCAAGAAAATGGAAGCCGAACTCAAGTGGGGAACGATGCCGATCAACGAATACAGAAGATCGATCGGAAAAGAACCAATCGATGGATGCGATTATCCGTTTCTTCCAGGTAATTATGCTCCTGTTCCTACACTTAACAAGATTGCGGAAAACCTCGCAAGTCCAGAGAAACCAAAGAAGCCGGCGGTGGAATCGTGATTGTAAACCTGAACGCAACCGATATCGACTACGATAAGGCGGCGATGTCGGTAACGATGTCGATCAAGGGAGACGATTCTTTCTCTCCCTCTCTTCTTTCTCTCGACGGCTTTTCTCAATCGTTCAAACGCGGCATTACGGGCGACACGATCGGTTCATGCGAAGCATCGATCGATCAGGATTCGCTCAAAGTTAAAATCAATTTCTTAAAAACAAAGCAAGGTGAATCGGCATTCAGATGGATCAGATCCGGTATCCTGTGGTCCTTCGTGGCAGCAATTGAGCCGAGAGGAAAAGGTCAGTACCTTACGTCCCTCGGAATAGATCCATACGCACCTATTTCTTGAGGGAAAAAGTGAAAACGAATAACTATCCTACGGTTTGCCAGATCGATGGAAGTCCGTTCAGAAAGACGATTTCTTACAAAGCGGACCTTGATGTGAAAAAGGATGAGCGGTGTGTCATCGCCGCCATCTCGACTGACGCGATCGACAGATCGGGAGAAGTCGTGGTCCCGAGAGGAATTGAAAAGGATTCATATCGAAAGAATCCTGTCGTCCTGTGGGCTCACGATTACCGAATTCCTCCGATCGGAAAAGCCCTTTGGGTTAAAACATCACAAAACGGCAAACAACTGATCAGCAAGACACAGTTCAATACGACCGAACTTGGACAGCAAATCTTTGAGCTTTATCTCAATGGTCACATGAATGCTTTCTCTATCGGCTTCATTGCCAGAGAGTATTCTCCTCCGACGGTTAAGGAAATGGAACTGAGACCGGAACTCGAAACGTGCAGGCTCATGATTAGAAAATCAAGCCTACTTGAGTATTCAGCCGTTCCCGTTCCGTGTAATCCTGAAGCCCTGGCATACGAAGTCAGCAAGGGACTCGCGATTCCCAAGGAACTCGATGAAGTCGTCCGTTCTCGTGTCTTCTCTATTCCTATTGACATTACAGATAAGAGCACTGAATTGAATGATGAAAATGTGAGTGAAGAAGATAAGTGCGAGGACGTTAAGCCGATCGAGGAGGCTGAGGATAAAACCGAAGCCGTTACCGAACCGACGGTTGAAGAAGTAAAGGTTGTCGAAGAAGTAAAGGCTGTCGAAACGGTCGAAACCAAAACGGAAGACGACGCAGTCGCCAAGATCAGCGAAACGGTCAAGTTGCTTGGTGACAAACTCGAAACGGCACTCAAGACAATCGAGATGCTTGTTAATAAAGATCAGGGAAATTGCCAATGCAAGGGAACAGGTAGATGCA